ACGGAGAGCGCCTTGACGACGAGCGGCACAGTATCTACGACCACTTTCAACACGGGCAAGCTCATTGACCGGTCGTTTGGTCGTTGCCAAGTACCCCCGCAGAAGATCACCCCTGAGTACCTTGCGATTGCGCAAGACCTACTCTATCTGTCGCTGTCGACGATCGCGAGCAAGGGCATTGCACTGTGGGCGCAGCAGAAAGTCATCCTGCCCCTCTATGACGCTACGCAGGACGTACCGGCCCCTTTGGGCACGGTCGACATTCTTAATGCGAACCTGCGCAATGTTACACAACTGCAGCTCTCTGCTCCTGGCACCGTTTACACCAGCTCTGCGGGCGGCATAGCTGCGAATGCGTTCGATAACAACCTAGCCACCGCCTGCACGCAGACTTCTACCAATGGTTACCTCCAGGTGCAATTCCCCGCGGTGGGTCAGCCGGTCATCTTCGGTATTCTTCCCAACGCTACTGGGACTTGGAATGTTGCGATCCAGACTTCTAATGATGGGGTCACGTTCACGACGGTGTACTCAAACGTTGCGTTGGCTGCCGTAGCGGGTCAGTGGTTCTGGGTGGATATTCAGGGTATCCCGGAAGCCGGCGTGCTCTACGTACGCTTGCAGGCCTCGGGCGGTACGACGCTGAACGTGACAGAGTTCGTAACTGGAGCAGCGCCTCAGGAGATCCCGATCGCGAAGATCAACCGGGATGACTACGCTAATCTTCCTAACAAGTACTTCACGGGTCGGCCGCTGCAATTCTGGTACGACAAGACCCAACCACAGCCGGTCATGACCCTGTGGCCGGCACCCCAGCTGCAATACACCTTTGCGCAGATCGTGTTGTACGTGCAGCGCTATGTGCAGGATGTAGGAACACTGACGCAGACGGTGGAAGTACCCCAGCGCTGGTTCCTGACAATCCTGACGCGGCTTGCGAAGGAACTCATGCTGATGATTCCAGAAGTCGCCAAGCAAATGAGTGATCTGGATAAGCAAATGTTGATGCAGGAAGACACCAACCGATGGAACGAGGCTTGGCAATCCGAAACAGACGGGTCACCTGTCATGCTGCGCCCGATGATTGGCCACTATACGAGGTAGAGTTATGCGATCCCCCGCCTATTTCGTAGACACGACCGGACAGCCCACGCTAGGGGTAGGCCTGTGCGGCCGGTGTAGTGCGAAGCTGCCCTTGATCGAGCTGCATAACGATCCTAACTCACCCGGTCTCATGGTGTGTATTGATGACTTGGATGTGCTGGACCCATGGCGACTGCCTGCGCGCCAGACTGAAGACATTAATCTGCCGTTTGTGCGCCCGGATACAAGTATCGATGTGCCCGCGGCGCTTGCAGCTCAGGATGCGCTGTTGATCGCAAACCAGTATGGATAGTGAGGTGACATGAGCGCGGAGTCTATTGCTGAAGGCGATTTACCAACAGAAAAAAAAGCGGAGATACAAGGAGCAACAATTTGGTTTCGTATCCATGGATTACTGGAGAGGATGCAACAGCTGCAGCAACTGTTGCAATTGATGATGAGCCAGCGGCATCGAGGAGACGATAAGCTACGTGAGGTGGAAGAGACTCTAGAGAGAGAAAGCCCGTGGCCCGTAGGTCATTACTACGAGCGTGGCGAGGGGCCGAGAGATGGTTGGCAGAAGTGGATCTTGGGAATCGTGAGCGCAGTTTTAGTAGGTATGTTGTCATGGGTACTGGGGAAACTGGATACGTTGACGCAGGAGGTAGCCACGCTGCAGGCCACGCAGACGGTGTCACTATCCGCGATCAACCAGCGTCAAAATGCAACCGACGAGCGCTTGGGTCGGATAGAGGGGCATGTGTACCGGGCAAATCCGTGACCAGACTCGGCTCATCGCGGGATAACGCGGACGACTCGGTGCAGGCTTACGAATCCGCGCATGTCAACATTAACCGCTTTACGGTACCGCGCGACCCTGTATCGATGATCACGGCTACCTTGTTGGCGCTCTCTATCCTCGGTAACGTTGCGATGTATTTGTGTTATCAGGGCCTGAAACAAACGGTAGACTTGGACACGTACGACGATCGGGTTTTCATTAACGGTCGCTTTGCTAACATCGCAGCGCAAGTGAAGTCCGACCATGATTTGATCCAGGCTTATGGCTTACAGAAATCACTGAAGGAGAAATAAAGTGACAATATCGATCCAGGTTAAACGGCAGGAGGTGCAATCTTGAGCGGCGGAGGACACATCATTATCAGGAATGCAATCAAGACAGCTCTTACCGATCCTATGGTGGGTGGTGCATTACCCCCCGGGATCGCCAAGGAGATCGCGCCGGTCCTGGCGACCGACACGAGTACGTGGGACGAGAACGCCGACAAGGTGACTCAACACGCTTTCAAGTGGGCTATGGCACACGTATGACCGTTGAGCAGACTGCGCTGATACTGACAGCTTGTGGGACTTTATTGAGTTCCGTAGTTGCAGCTATCGGCGTGGTCTTCTCAGTTAGAAACAGTCGCAAGTTGGATGTGAATAACGATAAAATCGACGCAGTACACCGTAGCACTAACGGATTAGCTGAGCGCAACGAAGCCATTGCTCGGAAACTGGGGGTTGTAGAGGGTATACAACAAGGTACCGCCAGGGAAAAACAACGTGCAGAGGACGAACACAAATGACTTTGAGCCCGTTAGGTCTGGCACTGATTCAGTTCTTTGAAAACTACGCTGACCGGCCGTATCGGAGGTTTCCTCACGAGCCGTGGACTGCGGGGTGGGGCCACACCGGGGCGGACGTTACGCAGGACACTGTAGTCACGCCAGAAATTGCCTTGAAGTGGCTCAAGGAGGACACGCTGGGTGCGGAAACCGTGGTCATGCACGACGTAAAGGTGAAACTGTACCAGCATGAGTTCGATGCGCTGGTGAGCCTCGTTTACAACGCAGGACAAGTTGCGTTAGAGCATCGCACAGGGGAAGTGTGGGTTGTCTCCACCCTGCTCAAGCAACTCAACGCCAGCAACATCTCAGCAGCTGCGGAGGAGTTTCTGCAATGGGACCACTTGAATGGGGTTCCTGATAAGGGACTGCTGCGGCGTAGACAACTCGAAAAAGCATTATTTTTGGATGGAGCACCCACATGAGTCTGCTCTCGACTATCGCATCCGGTGCGCTGCAGGTTTTACGCACGGTTGCGCCGACTATTGCGGACACGCTCGCGGGACCCTTTGCTCCGCTGGTAGACCCGATCATGCGGAAGATTTTCGGAACCAGTGATGCGAAAACCGTAGAAACGTCTCTTCTCAACGCCACACCGGATCAGTTGGTTGCGCTCAAGCAAGCGGATAATGCGCATGCTGAGCAGCTCGCGCAGTTGGGGATCGATAAGGCCAAGTTGGCCTTCGACGATGTGGCTAACGCACGGCAGATGCAGATTGTCACTAAAGACCCCACAGCGGGTCGTTTGGCGTGGCTTCTGATTGTGGGGTTTTTACTGGTGACTATTGGGATGATCATCGGACTGTTTGGTTGGCCGGACCGTGCAAAACTACTGTTGAATGGTGAAGCCGGATTGTTCTTCGGTACTATTTTCGGTTACCTGTCTTCTGAAGCAAAGCAAGCTACCGCATTCTATTTCGGGGGCAGTGAAAGCGGTCAGACGAAAGACGCTACTATTGCCTCCATCGCTAAACAACCTTAGGACGAACTATGTTGACCCTTGAGACGTTGACTAACATTGAAGCTCTTTTGGTGTCCAGGAGTCACCCCCTGTGGGGTGAGTTCATGCCGCTTGCTCGCATAATCGCGGAAGTACAGCATGCAAAAGCAGCGCTGACGCAGGCTCGGGTTCGTCCGGCTGATACGCCGCACATACCCGCACCTACGGACGACGTTCCGGTAGGCGACCCTGCGAGCATATGAGCGATGCCCGTCGCGTTGACATTTACCTCTCTTAGCACTCAGGTGCTCCAGGCGTATGTGGAGCGCGGCGGGTCAGCCACCGACCCTACTTTTTTTGGCCAGATACCCCTGTTGATCAATAATGCGGAACGGGCACTGGCTCGCCGATTGAAAATCCTGGGGATGGTTATCCCGATTGTAGGGTCCTTGGCTGCGGGAACTGCGGTGTACACGAAACCTAACGGGTGGCGTCGCACGGTTTCGATGAATTTCGGAGTTGCGACGGTTGCGGACTCTTCGCAGAATTCGGCTACGCCTTTATTTGCCCGGCAGTACGAATACTGCCTGAGCTACTGGCCGGATCTGACCCAGACTGCGCAGCCGCAGTTCTACGCTGATGTGGATTACGCACACTGGCTCATCGTACCCACGCCGCAGATCAGTTACCCGTGGCAAATCCTGTACTACGGGCTACCGCAGTTGCTGGATAGCTCAAATCAGACCAACTTCTGGACGAACTTCGCACCCGAGACTTTGCTCTATCGGGCACTGCTGGAGTGCGAGCCTTTCCTGAAGAACGACGAGCGTATACCAACATGGCGCCAATACTACGAGGAGGGGGCTACCAACCTTGAAAATGAGGATCTAATGCGCTCAGTAGACCGTGCTGCGGTACGTAACGAGGATTGACCTGTGCCTAGTGTGTACCAGTTGTTGTTCGGTGGCAGTCTCGTAGCGCCTGCGATCCCCACATACCTGTCGTTGTCGATGTCAACGAATCAGGTCTTGGGATGGCCGCTTGAATCCAACATCACCTCTCCGGCCGCTGCGGAAATCATTGATGTCAGCGCTACCGCGGGTGGCCTGACCATTCAGCTGTCGGATGCTCGATCAGTAGGTACCGGCTACTGTGCGTTGTTTAACAACGTAGGCGCTAACACGTTCACGTTGCTGGACGCGCAGGGCAATACGCTGATGGCACCTGCCCCAGGTGCGGCGTGGCAGATTTATCTGGCTGACAACTCGACGCTGCAAGGCACATGGCGAGTATTCCAGTACGGTGCGTCGGTCTCTACGGCTAATGCGGCGACGCTTGCGGGTGCGGGACTCAAAGCTATCAGCACGACGCTGAATGAGCAGATCACGTTCTCGCCGCAAGCTGCGAGCTATACGATCGGCTCCGGTACGAATCAGGATCGCGCAGCTTGTATTGAGTGGACTGGCGGGGCGGGGGGCACATTCTCCTCCTCGGCCGCGGCGACCCTGGGTGCAGGTTGGTTCTGCTACATCAAGAACAGCGGCACGGGTGTTGTGAGCTTCGTGCCTGGGTCTGGGCAGATCAACGGCAGCGCGTCGATGACGTTCAACCCGAACGATTCGGCGATTATCGCGACTGACGGAACTAATTTCTTCTCAATAGGCTTCGGTCAGTCGGTCGCCTCCTCATTCAATTTCGTTACCATCAGCCTTGCAGGCGACACTGGCAACGTCGTCCTGACCGGTGCGCAACTCAATCGCATCTCGTATCGTTTTACCGGCGCGCTCGCCGGCAATACGGTCGTCATTGTTCCCGCATCCATCCAACAGTATTGGATCGACAACGAGACGACCGGCGCTTTTACGCTCACCATCTCCGCAGGGGGAGCGGGCAGTACATTTGTCGTGCCGCAAGCCAACCGGGTTATCCTGTACTGCGACGGGTTGAACATCGTCAGTGCGATCACTGGCGGAGGTGTGACCTTCGGGAACGGCACTGCGGCGTCGCCATCCATCACTTTTGCTTCTGATGGGACAACCGGGCTGTACCTGCCCGGGGCGGGCGTACTTGGGTTTGCGGCTGGCGGTCGCGCTGCAGGATCTGTCAACGCGAGCGGCCAGTGGTCTTTGCCCGCAGCTACTACCGGAACTACGCTTGCTGTAGCCGCGGCGAGTGGGGCAACGACGCTGGCGCTCACTGCGACAACTGGAGCGGCAGGGCCGTTGTCGTTTGGTTGGAGCGAGGGAATTGACACCAACACGTGGAATATTTTTAGCCAATCCACTGACCCGTTGGTGATCGGTACTGGCAGCGGTACTTTATCGCTCGCGACCTCAGCCACAAATCGTCTGGTGATCGCAAGCACCGGCGCGACCACCCTCAACGCCGCCAGCGGCACCAGCACGACGCTCACCGTCACAGGCGCGACGGGGAATGCCACGTCTTTGGTCATCAATAGTAGCCAGGGAGCCACGAACACCGCTGGGGACATTGTGGTCAACCGGGCCGGAAGCACCGCAAATGCCGTCGCAGAAGGACCCAATCTGGAGCTGTGGGACACGAGCGCGACGACGGTGACTAACCTGCAGCAGTCTGGAGGTCAGACTGAGCTATGGCAGTTCAACGGCTCCTGGGCGCAGATTTTTAAAGTCGCTACGACTCGTGCAGTTACCATCAACGCCCCTGCTAGCGGCAACTCTCTGACAGTCACTGGACCTGCGAATTCGCGCGCGGCATATCTTGTTGGCAACGCAACGGCGGGTCAATCATTTGGACTGCTTATCCAAGCGGGTACTAATACTAGCGACGATGCGTTGCGGGTACAGAATCAAGCTGGAACCGTTAACTACTTCGTCGTGCAGGGTGGTGGAGTTGTATTTGGAAATGACGGTACCAACCTGTTTGAGTTGGGTTACAAGGATGTTCCACTCAGCACTCAAAATGTCAATTACACCCTGCAACTATCCGATAGGGGGAAAACAGTCCAAGCCGGGTCGTCGGTCACTTACACCGTTCCGTCCTCGGTATTCGGACAGGGCGCGGTCGTGACGCTGAGGGTCACATCAGGCTCCACTCTGACTGTGGCTCAGGGTTCCGGAATGACCCTTTCGTGGGCCGGTAACGGCGGCACGACTGGGAACCGCACAATGACCGGAGAGTCAATCGCCACGTTGTTGTTCACAAGTGCCGGCTCATGCTCGATCGCCGGCGCTGGCGTCACCTGATGACCGGCATTCTCAACGTATTGTTGAGCGCCGGGGGGTTCACTCCTGTTGCTCACCTGAAAAACACCGCAGGGGCATTCACAGAAACCATCCCTAACGGCGCAAGTAACGTTGTGATCGAAGCGTGGGGCGGCTGCGGCTCAGGGGGCGGCGGCGGCACTACTACCGGGGGAGGCGGTGGGGGAAGCGGGGCTTATAGCCGCTCGGCTTACTCCGTAATAGGGCATACGGGACAAACAATCGGGGGCACTGTCGGTTCAGGAGGTGCGGCAGCCACCGGAATTGGAGGAAATAATGGCACCGCGACTACTGTCTCCTCCGGTACGTTCACGATTACGACGATGAGTTGCCCGTTCGGGCAGGCGGGTGCAGCAGGTCCCGCTACCGGCACCGGGGTTGGGGGAAATGGAGGAGCCGCAAGCACAGGTGGCAACGTTACTAACCTCGCTGGAAATGGGGGGAGTAACGGCACCACAAGTGCGGGTGCGGCTGGTGGTGCGGGTATCGCGGGGGTTAACGGGGTCAATGGAACCAGTGGCGGCGCTGGCGGATCTTCCCCTGGGGGCACTAGCGTTGCGGGCGGTGTTGGACAAGTTTTATTCAAGTACACCTGAACTATGCCAAGACCCTTTCCCATAGTGACCCCCATAGATCAAGGCCCTACGTTTGAGAGCCTGGATCAAGCTGCACACGAGGTTTCCAAAGACTTCGGCAAGCAGCCCGACATCGAGCAGTCGGCTGCGCTGTTCAAGCGCGCAGATGGTCGTTACCAGTACTCACCTGCGGTGACCAACTCAGATCACGATAACTTCGGGATGCGGGTGCAAATGCCGCAGGGCACTTCGTTGGCGGGTATCGTGCACAGCCACCCCGGCAGCGATGCTTTAGGCCAGTACTTCTCGCCGAATGATCTGAGCGTGGCGAATCAGCTCAAAGTGCCGAGTTATATCCGTTTCTTGAAAGATGACTCGATACGTAAGTACACCCCGGGACAGACCTCGACAGCGTACTTGCCCGGGCTAGGGAGTCACGTATCGCGGGGGGACGCACTCAACTTGCCCGCTACGGATTCGACCCTGGGACCTAAGCTAGCTGACCTCAATGCACGCGCGCAGAACCTGACCGCTTCAGTCGCTTCCCTGCCTCAGGCACAGCAGACGCCGTAATATGCCCACGACGCAACCTTTTCCTATCATGTCAAAGCCCGGGATAAAACGGGATGGCACGCTGTTCGAAGGCCCTGAATACAAGGACGGGTTGTGGGTGCGGTTCAACCGTCGCGGGTTGCCCCGTAAGATGGCCGGCTACAAGTCGATTACTTCGCAGTTGCCTGAAGTCGTGCGCGGTATGGATGCGTACTTTTCCGGGGGTATCAACTATATACACCTAGGCTCACAGAGCTTTGTGACTCAAGTCCAGTCGGATCAGTTTGGTAACCCCGGGTTTCAGGGAGACCGCACGCCAACCTCAGGGTTTACGCCCAACGCTAACGATCTGTGGATGTTCGATCAATTCGTGGATACGACTGTAGGGCAAACGACCATTGTTGCTACCCCAGGGCAGAACCTGAATGACATTACGAGCACCGTAGAGACGCCTATTTTTTACGGCCCCGCCAATGCGACAACCCCGCTGGTGCAGACCGGTATGCCCAACGTGGCGGGCGGCATCGTTGCCATCGCGCCGTACCTGATCGGCTACAGCATCAATGGTCGCATAGACATCTCGCAAATCAACAACATCAGCGCGGGAATAACATTCAATTCTGCGTTCGTGTCCGATCAGAAAGTCGTCAAAGGGTTGCCGTTACGCAACGGCTCGGGCGGTCCCGCAGCTATTTTCTGGACGCTGGCGGATCTGGTCGTAGCGACGTATAACCCGTATTTGCTGGCGGGTATCCCATTCAACTTCAATACCATAACTTCTGAGTTATCGGTGCTGTCGTCTCAAGGTATCGTCGAGTTTGACGGGATCTACTACTGGCCTGAAGTAGACCACTTCTCGATGTTCAACGGCGTTGTGCACGAACTGCCGAACACCGCGAACCTCGAATGGTTCTATGAGAATCTGAACTTTACCCAGCGTCAAAAAGTGTTTGCCGTCAAAGTGCAGGCATGGGGAGAAATCTGGTGGTGCGCCCCGCTGTTTGGCGCTACAGAATGCAACTGGGCTATTATATTCAACGTTAATTTGAACACGTGGTATGACACCCCGCTACCGGATGCAATCAGTGGAACGGGAGGCGGTAGCCGTTCCGCGGGGGTTTCCCCACGCGTCTTCAATAAGCCTTACTTTACGGATCTTGTGCAAACTTCCACGGGTTATTCGCTGTGGCAACATGAGACCGGCACTGACAAAGTGATGGGAGGCGCGACTTACCCGATACGCTCCTACTTCAAGACTGCGGAAATTTCCCCTATTACGCAAAATCCCCCAAAGGATAAAGCTTTCCGGGTGTCATTGATCGAGCCTGATTTCACCCCGATAGGTCAGAACGCTACCGATTTGTTGGTTTCTGTGTTCTCGCGGGCCAACGCGCGGGAGTCGCAGGACCAGTCTGCGTTGGTGACCATTCCAGCGACGATTACGACGCCTGATCAGGAGCTCGTGCTGTTGAAGCAGAATGCCCGACTCCTGGCGTTCCAATTCGAATCCAACACAGTTGGGGGGGATTACACCATGGGCAACGTCATGGCGCATATTGAAGAGACTGATGGGAGGTACACCAAGTGATTGACCCCCGTTACCTCACCGCGCAGCAGTGGACCGATGCGGTGAACCTCACGCTCGCCACTGCCGCACCGCTTCCCCGAATGCGGGGAAACGATTGGCAGTCGTGGGCGTTAGGCGTGCTCGCAGTACCCTCGATTGCAGGGTTGTATCCCCCCGACCCTCGCGGGTTTACCGACTGGCGAAACTGGGCTGAGCGCTTCGTGCAGTGTGTGCCGCTATGAGCAGCAGCGGCACTCCGACAGGCTCCGCCAACCCCCTGGCTGCGTACGGGATCTACCAGGGAGCCACCTCAGGCAACCCCGTAGGGCAGACGCAGGCGGGTCTGGGCGCGGCCAAGATGTACGGCAACCTCACGGGCAACGCCAACTTGAATACGGGTGCTACGGGCGCGTTAGACGCCCTGGGCATCTACCAGGGCATCAACCAAGGGGGTTGGCAGGGGGACACCCGGGCAGCTGCTTCAGGAGCACAGCTCGCGGGGGTGGCTACGGGAGATTCTGCGCTGTCTTCCGTGGGCGGGGGCCTCTTGATCCCGCTGGACCTGTACAACGAGGTCAACAGCTACCAATCCGGCAATACTGCATCCGATGCGATGTCGGGAGCTGAGACGGGCGCTGCAGTAGGCTCAGTTGTCCCCGTTATCGGTACTGCGGTCGGGGCACTGGCCGGGGGTGCGTTGGGCGCATTGGCCTCCGCATTCGGTCCGGGGGAAAAGGACCCTGAGACGTACGCATCTCAGAATGTGATCAATGCGACCTCTTCGAACCAGAATAACCCTGAGGTAGCCGCATCCGCGCAGAATCCGTACTTGGACCTCGCCGGCCTGATGGACGAGCGCTCATCTACGCTACCCGAATACCAGCAGTATGGTCGGATGGGTGAGCAGCAGTTCACCGATGCCCTGGTGGGTAAGATCAACTCCGCTGCAACCTCTGACCCGTCGCTGGCCAGCAATCCAAGTGCGATGTACAGTCAAGTCGTGGCCCCCTGGGTAAGTTCCATGGGGTCTGGTTACAACAACGTGGGATCAGCCTACACCGCGACAAATGAGGGGTTGGTTGATGACATGGTCAATCAGTACATGTCAGGAGACGCGGCTCAGGATTGGCAGTCTGTAGGGGGTCAATCCCCCTTCGCGAATATTTACAACAACAGTCCCTTTGAGTCGCAGTATCAGGACGTGCAGGCGCAGGATCAGGCGTTGCAACAGGCTCAAAGCGAGAAACAAGCTTTAACCGCCAACAGCGGCCAGAAGGCCGGCATGGCGAAGGTAGCTAGAGGCGGACACATGACAAAGAAGACTTCGAAACACTCGTCTGTACTGGACAAAATTCGTCCTAGCTTCAAAGACGTGCCGCGTCATTACGACGATGGTGGATATGTCGACTACGTTAACCCTACTCCGATTACCTACGATTTCAATCTGGACACCCCCTCGAATGATGATTTGTCTGCGCTGAGTTCTCAGTCGGGGGTAGACAGTATAAATAATCCCTACGCTGACAACAGTCAGAGTAGCAGCAGCTCCAGCGGGTTGGGGGGCGTATTGAGTTCGCTGGGGCTGGGCTCTGTAGGGTCTGCAATCAAGAACTATGGCGCCCTGGCGCCGATCATTGCAGCGGCGTTAGGGGGTAATAAGAGCGCTTCCGCACCTGCTACTCCTGCGGGATTTACGAGCGGTACGAGTGCGACTCTTCCCTCAGTAAGCTACAACCGCGCTTATACTCCCCCGAACGTCTCCAACTGGTACACGTATGGTGAGGGGCCAGAGCAAAGCTTCTTCAGCAATAACCAGATTCCATCGGTTGCGGGAGTCACGCCTACTAATACGGGAAGTGCGGGGGCGGCTCCGCAAACCGCACCCCTTACCGCTAATACTCAGCCAGTGTCGACAGTCATCAACCCGCGCATCATGGCCAGCGGTGGGGGCGTGTTTGATTCAACCCAAGGAGACAGTTATGTACCTGATCCGGGGCACGGTGATGGTACGTCCGATGATATTGACGCCAAGCTATCGGGTGGCGAGTACGTCATGGACGGCGGGACGGTTAGTATGTTGGGAAATGGCTCCAATGAAGCCGGTGCACGAGCTTTGGACGCCTTGCGCCAACGCGTTCGCAAGCACGCAGGCAAGCAGCTAGTCAAGGGCAAGCAGTTCATGAAGGCTCGTCCCCCGGAAGCCTACCTTAAGGGAGGCAAACCGTGAGCAGTACCTCAGGTAGCCCGCTGAGCTTTTTATATCAAGGCTCCACTCCGACGCAGGGCACCAATTACTCGCAGAGCACGAGTAACGTACCGACGTGGTTGCAGGACTACTCGCAAGGCATCTTGGCTCAGTCCGCAGCCCTCGCATCCCAGCCGTATCAGACCTACAGCGGCCCGCAAGTGGCGGGATTCACCCAGGACCAAACCAACGCGCAAGGTGCCGTCGCGGGGCTGCAAGGGCAATACCAGCCTACTATCAACAGTGCTGAGGGGTTGGCGTCCTCTTCGGCTAATCCTTCCGCGATCAACAGTGCTCTGGGGACTTTGCCGCAGGCGCAGAGCATGGTCCAGGGCGCGCTGGCTCCCACGGCTGCGCAGATGAATCCTTACGCGCAGAACGTGATCGGAGCGGCGGAGACGCAGGCCAGTCAGTTTTTCCAGAATCAGCTGCAGCCTTCGATTCAGCAGCAGTACGCCGCAGCGGGTCAATCAGGCTCGTCTGCGGATCTGCGTGCACAGACGCAAGGCGCCAATCAGCTTGCCGAAAGTATCCAGTCTACGGGCGATGCCGCACTCGGTTCTGCTTACACAGCTGCGCAGAATGCGGGCTTGCAAGGCGCAAGCGAAGAAGGTGCACTCGCGCAAATCGGTGGCGGGTTGGGATACGAGCAGGGCACTCTGGGGTTACAAGGTGCGAGCACGCTGGGCAGCCTTGCGACTACCGGTCAGAATCTGGGCTTGCAGGGTGCGGGTGCACTCGATACGGTTGGGGGAGAAGAACAAAACCTCAACCAGGAAAACCTCAACACGGCACAACAGAATTTCCTGAACCAGGAGCAGTACCCCTATCAACAGGAGTCGTGGCTCTCCCAGATGATGAGCGGCACCGCTACCCCCACAACCGTGCCGGGAAATACTCAAGGCTCGCAGACCTCGTACGCTCCTTCCACGGGAGCATCCCCGTTGAGTCAGGCAATCGGGCTCTACTCTGGACTGAACTCCGGCGCGGTAGGTACGGCGTTAGGGGGCTCAGCCCGCGGCGGCTCCATCCGTCGCAAGGCGCAGCGTCAGCGCAGCCCCCTGGAGCAGGTTGCTAAGCACAGGAGTGCATAGGGATGGCCGCGGACGATGACAGCCCAGATGCGGGAGCCGACGACACTCAACCTGCGGGTGCGCTAGACGCATTGCAGGCTCCTCCGGTTACCCCAGCAGGGCGAGCCTGGGGCGAGGACTACCTCAAAGCGCACCCGGAGGGAGTCGACACTAGGGGTGAGGCGTCGATATTCCAGGATTACGAAGCGAGTGCAGAAAATGCCCGTCAGACCCTGCGACAGGCCCGGGAGCACTTAGCCGCTCAGCGGATGGACCCGAGTGTGCTGGGTTTCCGAGTGGCTCAGGCCATGTTGGCCCCGTCGCGTTATGGTGGCGGAATGTCCAATCAGTTGAGTAACGCGGCGGGTGCGGTGGCTGATTGGCGCCAGCAGAACAATCAGTTCCAACAGCAGCAGAGCACGCAGGATGACGCCCTTGCAGAGCAATTGTCAGGAGTGGATCAGCAATCGCTGAAAGCCAAACTTGCCCTGCAGGAGTTGCGCGAGCGCAATCAGGCTTCTATGCTCGATGTCGCCATGAAAGCAACTGCGCAGCCTCCCAAAGAGCCCGCGTCACAGTTGAAACTGCAGATGATTGACACATCAGAAGGCAAGCAGCCGGTCATATTTGACCCCGTGAGTGGCGCGGTGAAACCCTACGGTAATCCGGCTACCCCCACAACAGCTAGCCTGGATGATCCAACGATGGATTACCTGTACCAGTACTGGAACAACAGCCACGCGTTGCCCTCCGGGTACTCCCGCAACCCTGCGTTAGTCAATGTGATCATGGGCAAGATTGCGGACCGCGCAGCGACTGAGGGTAAGACAGACGCGCAAATCCTGGCGAACTCACAGCTGCTCAAGAGCCAGCAGAAGGCGGAGAATGACTTCACCCCGGGCGGCAAGCTCGGCACCGCGTTGTTGAGTACCAACCGTGTCGTGGGTCACCTGGGTGACTATATGGATATTTTCAACGGGCTGAGTAACGGGGATAGCCAGCTCGTAAACGCCGCCAAAAATAAAGTCAAGACGTGGTTTGGAAGTGAAGCGCCAACCGATATCAAGGCAGTAGCGCCTATCCTGGGGGACGAACTGACGAAGTCTATTGTCCCCGGGGGTGGCGGCGTGACGGAGCGCCAGGAATTCACCCACAATTTCTCAACCGCCACGTCACCTGAGCAAGCTGCGGGTGCGATTCGCGCATATATGAACTTCTTGAAGACTCAGGTCGATGGGACCAAGAATGCTTACGAGCAGTTGCCTTCCCATCCGACTGATTTTGAGACTCGGTTCCTCACTCCTCGCACCCGTGACGCTTTAGGCTACGCACACCCCTCGGACGCACTGACGGTTGAGCAGCGGCAAGCCTTGATCGATATGATCCGACAGAAGACAGCCCCTCAGCCCGGGACGCAATGATATGGCAGAGCCTGACTACAGCAACATGACCGACGAGCAGCTCCTAGCGGCTGCGCATAGTGCGGGCGTGGATGGTTCAACACCTGCAGTTCCCAAAGGCGCGGCGGTAACTCCTGCAGATAACGGGGGAATGTCCACGCTGGAAAAGTGGGGGGCAGGTGCGTTAGCCACGGGAGCGGGTGCGCTGGCTCTCAAATACCCGGAGCTGCGCTCCATGGTGGAGAACATGGCGGCTCGCGCGAGTAACAAAGCCGCTGAGGTGCCCCTGTTTGAGCAAGCCGGACTGCGCACGGCACAGGACAGTCCGATTGCGCGCACGCTTGCCGGTTCTTCGGGTCAAGAAGCGTTGCGCCTGCACACCGCGGAAGTCAGCCGCACGATTGCCGCTAACGAGGCGGGAATCCCCGCAGCTCAGGCGCCTGTCCTCTCGCATGACATCCTGGCGGATGCCCGTCGCGCTCCGGGGGACGTATACGATCGGGTGGGTAAAGCGCTCCCTACTTCTGGACTGGATGCGGACGCGCAGCAGGCGATTCAGACTGCGGGCTCACCTGCCGGTGGTCGAATGACTAAGGGTAGCCCTGAGGCCCTGGCGCAAATCAACGATTTGAAAGCCCAGTTGCTGGACCCCAACCGCACTTTTACCGGGCAGCAATTCATCAATGAGGTCCGCGGGCTGCGTCAGGAAGGGTTTACGAACGTCGCTTCCGACGATGTGAGTGCCCAGCAGTTGGGACGTGCGCAACTCGGCATCTCCCGGGCTATCGAAGACCACATCGGGCGTAACATACCGAACGATGCGGATGTTACATTGCAGCAGTTCCAGGACGCCCGTAAAACGCTGGCCAAGAACTTCACGGTGCAAAGCGCGCTACGCGGGGGGGATGTTGACTTGAAAGCCCTGGCTCGTGCGCAGCGGGCTGACCCCGGGGTGTTGGATGGGGGCATGAAGTTGCTGGCGGACTTCGGAGATGCGCACCCGGAAGTGGCAGCGCTACCTTCGGAAGCTACCCGGTATAGTCCCCCCAGCGCTGCGCGGGATCTGTCCGACATCAGCCTGAAAGACCCCGTCTCGTGGATTCGTCCCGCACTGGGGAATCTGGCTCGTCGCTCACTCGTAGGTGACCGTGAGGCGGCTATTGCGCAGGCTAACCAGGCCTTTCCAGCCCGCGCCGCCGGCAGCTTCTCCCCTCCGCCACCTGCTCCGCCGCCTAAATTCGGGGGCTATTTACCCTCACCTGACCTGGTGAGTGCTGGCGGAGGTGCGAGTACGGCCAACACGCTGCGTGATCTGGGGCTCACCCCAGATGTGCAGGCCGCAGCTTCTCAACACCCTGCTGCGGCGCGTCTGCAGGCGTTGCGCGAGCAGTTGGCGCAAGCTCCTGAGCGCCCGGCTCAGTCGATTGACTTCCAGGGACCACAGAAGTGGGGCGATTTCTCCCTTGCGCCGCAAAGCACGCCGAGTCTTGCGGCTGCTCAAGGAGTCCCCTTTGAAAACGTACTCGAACAGGGTGGCACACAAGGTAAACCTGTCGCGGGGATTCAATCAGGGTACCGGCCGGCGCCGCAGTCGCCGAAGGGTCCCAATATGCGCACCCCTTCCGGAGCGCCTGAGCTGACGGAGTTTACCCCTCAGGTACCCTCTGATGCGCAGAACAATTTCCGCAACCAACTCGCCGCGGACAGGCTGCGCAAAGTCGCAGGGGATCTGAGTATTGACGCCCCGGGCGCCAACAGCGGTGACCCCATCGCACGGTTGCGCGCAGCGCTTGAGCGCCGCGATCGGGGCTATGCCGAGGGGGGTGAGGTGCGGAGCTCCTCTCCGGGTTCCCCGGGGGTAGGCGGTGCGTTGAAAGATGCAATTGCGGCACTCAAAGACTACGTCATCGGTTTGCCTCAGCGGAACCTGCAGGCCGCGAGAGAGGGGATGGAAAATTCCGTGGTTAACGATACGGTAAGTCACCCTCAGGTACCCTCTTCTGGAAATTATGCGGACGGGGGCACGGTGACGATCGCGCAGCGTGCGCAGTCGATGGAAGACACCGCGCGCCAGTTGGCAGACCTCGTGAGCCTGCACGAGTCGCAGAACTCGCCTCCTCAACCCGGGCAGGCCCCCCAGACGACTCAGGGGCTGGCTGGCGGGGGTCGGGTGGAGCTGATTGAGAAGATCGGCCAGTACCTGGACGAAATCGCCGCTCAACGTGCAGCTCGCAACGCAGCGATCGGAGACCGTGCGCCCAAGATACCCTTGGTGCAGTCCCCGGATGGGCCCCTTCCTGCCGCAGCTACAGCCCCTCAGGGACCTTCCCTTCCCCCCAGCACGCCCCAGAACCCCCTGCAGCCCGGGTTCCTCACAGCGCCTCAGGCGATGGCTGACGGGGGCGCTGTGGATGACAGCCAATCCACTGTGCGCAAGCTCGCAGACCTTGCCCGTCGTCTTGACAACCCCTCAGGCACCGACCCCAATGCGGAGCACCGCGCGCGTGTCGTAACGAACCTCGCAAGTTTGGCTTACGGATTGGATGACAAGGGCAACCCCGCACTCGGGGGGCGGGCGTGGACGAGTACCCAAGGGGGTACCCCTGCGGGCGTGCTCGATGCGCTCACCTCGACTCCTCACAACCTCGTGCAGCTGGGCAAAACGATCGACAAGTACCTGCCCGGGCAGAGCAACCCTAAATTCTGGGATTCCATCGATCCTCAATGGTCCCAAGACGCTTCAAACCGATTAGGGCAGCTCAAGCAGCGGATGCAGCAGTCGGCCGGCGTAGCCCCTGCCAAGGGCCTGGGGGACACGATTGCGGATATGGTCACCGATCCGTCCATGGTAGCCCCGATGGGTGCGGCGAAATTGGCACCAAAGGGTACGACGCTGAGTAAGCTCCTCAACTGGTCCACGGGCAGCAGCCCAGAACAACCCGCACCTGCTGGGGGAAGCTAAAGTGCCTTCTACCTCGGAACCCCAGGCGCGACTCATGGCCGCTATTGCGCATGGTTGGCGACCATCTAACCTGAAACACGCACCGTCACAAGCGGTAGCGCGCGATTTCAACCAAGCCGACAAGGGCAGTGCCCTACTGAGTCACGCTATGCAACATCGCGCAGCCGGCGGTCCTATCTCACCCTTAGCATCTCTCGTGGGCAACCCGATGACGATGCGTTCAACATTACCTAAGATGGGCCAGCCGATGGGGGGTGTAGGTCACTTACGCATGCCTCACATTCCTATCGGGGGCGCACTGCGTAACATCGATCAGCACATGGCCGGCGCCCGGTTGCACCTGCCCACTATCAAGGCTGCGATGGGGGGCCGGATGCGTCACTTCGCGGATGGAGGCGAGGTACAGCTCGGTGCGCGAGCGATCAGTGCGATCAAGGATGCACTGTCACATCTGGCTAACCGCGATGCCTCCTCAGCCGCTGCGACACTGCGCGCGTCCCCTGAAGCAATGTCGCATCCTGTAGTGCAGCAGGCGGCTCAGTCACTGCGTGCCTCGACAGGAATCGCGCCAGCCACACGCAACCTCACTGGGGTGGTGAATGCGGATACTGATCGTGTTGTCATGCCTTCGGTGGCAGGTCAGTAGAGCGACCGCTGATGCATCCGTAATCGCTGGAGGCTCTCTCGGAAGAGGGTGGGGAGCCTGTTAACCCGGGCTCTCCGTGCGGGGCCGTCGATGTCAGACGGCTTTCTGTCGGTTCCTCCGGTAACCATTCCATGCAGGAGCAAACGCCGCACGGACCTTTAATGTCAGTCGATCCGATGAAATGCGACCGATCTGAATGACCACATGAGCAACGCACGGCGGCCCTGGTCGTCTCGTCCTGTCGCATCAGGGTCGTCGCGGCTTCGCTGGTGGAAGACTGCGAGCCCGTGTGGGATTTGGGTGGGTCATGAATCGGAATCAGCGGGCTGGCCATTGAGGCGCACTTTGTTCTCCAGATGGTCTATCCACTTGGCGAGCGCGCGACTGATTTCGAGCTGGTGAGTTTCTTCATGCTCTGTCGTGGGCAGACAATCGTAGACTATCACCTTCGCGGTGCGCAGTTTGGCGAGGTTGGTGGCGTCGATATATTCCTGTTCGGTCATATGTTAGTGCCTCAAGGATAGCCATTCCAGGGTACCTACACCTTGCAGGTACTCTTTGATGAGCACCGCCTCATCCCGCTCCTGCCACTGGATGAACACGGGCTTTCCGTCTTTGTGGAACAGTGTCGGGTGGTCTACGATGTACTGTGCAGCCTCTTCAGGCTCGCGGAAGCGCGGCAGATCATCGCGCTTGCTCCACTTGCGTGTTTGGGTGTCGAATTCCAGGGGGACAAACACGCTTTTGGGTACCTGAAAAATAGTCATTTAAAGAATTCGCTCCAGTCGCTACCCCGCGCTTTCCAGGCAAGATACTCTGCGCGGCTCTTTGCAGTTTGCAAAGCGTCTTCGCGGGTACCGAAGCTCGGGCCTCCACCCGCATGGCGCGAGCTGTTGTCGAAACAATTTTTGCTGCCCGTCATGCGATACTCGATTTCGACGTCCATGTGGTCGTCATACCGCGGATCACCGTCTTGATGGTATCGGTAAAGTCGGGATACAACGCCCAACAATGTTCCGGTATTAGGGTTGTACACCTCGTCCCCGACTTTGAAGTCAGAGAAGTCTTCCATGTGCGCATTCATCCAAGTGGTACGTTTGGCGAGGGTATCTTCGACTTCCTTGTTGAGTGCATCCAACTCCGTCTGTAACTTCTTTTGGTGTTCGGTTCTCATGGAGTGTCCACCAACAGGTTTCCTAGCGCCGCTATCAAGTCATCGCGTGCGCGGCCTTTCAGGTCTTTTACCCACCGCTGATCCGCGACCCGGGCAATCTGATCCTCTGTCATGCGGTGCAGCTCATCAAAGTACATATCCGCTTTCAGAACGTATACCCGGTCACCGCACTGAAGGGCTAGAAATACGTGTCCGCCGGCATCGCACTCCCACGTCATCCACGTGATCTGGCTCTTGCGTAGTCCGCTCTGCCCGCTGAAAGGGTACTTAGACCCGGGACGCTTCGCATCCTTGAGTTCGATGGTGCCGCTGTGCCCTTCCAGTGTGTAGTGCACGTCTGGAAACCCCGCTGAGGTGTTGTGCGACTCTACCCTGCTGTAATGCCCCTCTTTGGGTAGTAGCTTCACGAGGTACTTCCAAAATGACGCTTCACTCACAGCTTCCACCTCCGCTTTTCCATCATCCGATAGAACCGAATGAACTGACGCGCTTCACCCATCAAGTACCCGACGATGAAAGCCCCTAGACCTACAAAAAATAGCGTCATGGGGGTAATCCATCCGTAAAGCCGAGCACGCCATAATTTTTGAGGGTGACGATGTACGTATTGTCCCAACCGATGCGCGTGTCCGGGTCGGTCATGTATAGCATTACTTTTATGGTGCGGTTGTCGATTAGGGGAGCCGTAGGAAATGCTTCAAACAACTTACGGCAGTGTGTGATGAGTGCGGCACGATCAGGAAGTTCTACGCAGGTCTGCATCGCATCGGCAAGCGTGCCGCGATGTTCACGGAATTTCACGGGCGTAACCCCAGTGCGCGACGTATTTTCCCCAAGCGCTTTGACCCTGTCTTCCAACGCCACCCCTCGACAGGCTTATTGATTCCCGCACGCTGCATGTAGAGCCGTGCGAGCTGCGATTGCATCCCTCGCTCCGCTGCGAGCTGCGTCAAGGTGACATAACCTTCAACCGCGCGGGGTTTCACGAGTGCGTAAGCCAGTTGACGCTGCGGTTTAGGAGTTTCTTTCACCGGCTCGTCAGGCTCAGTAATCTCAACCTGCTGCGAAGTGATGGCGCCTCGACGCGATTGTCCCGCGGGTACCGCAGGGAATGAAACTTTTACGAGCTTGCGCACGATCACGGTAGTCTGACCTCGATGACGAAATTTCCCCTCACGTCGCGTTGTATAGATTCGAATGCCAAGGGGTACTTTGGGCCGGTCTTGTTGTAAAACCCTAACACTTCGGACACTCCGGGTAAGTCAGGCTTTTTGGCGTTGTCCAACTCCAGTTGGAGCGCAGTAATTTGATCCTCAAGCCGCGATATCGTCTTCTTGTCTTTTCCTAATAAAACCTCTCTGGCCTCCACACGGAGCTCAATCAACTCACCCATCGTGGCGTCTTCGGGTAACAAGTGGATTGCGGCGAGCAGTAAAGCGCAGCTGTCGCGCAGCTCGGCTTGGAGCGCTTCCACATCGGTCCACTTGCACCAATCTCCCGTAGGGCTGGCGTAGGTACTGGATTGACCTACATTGCGGAAGTCATAGCGAATGATGTCTTTCATAGGTTTGACCGCGAC